ATCCTGAAACTCCTGCGGATCCCAATAGTGAAGCATTTCTCTGTGATCCTACAGAAGAACCTGTAGAACATTCCGATTTACAGTATTCTATGATGCTTATACAAAAGTTCAAACAGCTCTATGAAGCAAGTTGCAAACTACACAAGATAGGTTATTATGAAAAATGGCCTAAGGAATACTACGAAGAAGTAGTAGCTGAGAGGCAACGTACATACGAAAAACTTTTTAAAAAAAAGGAGTCAAATCATGATGGGTAAAAAGAAACAAGTCATCAAAAAAAGAGGCGGAGGCATGGCTAAGAAAAAACAAGTCGTGAAGAAGCGTGGTGGCGGAATGATGAAAATGAAATCAGGCGGAGCAGTTTCTCCAAGAAAAGCTATGGCAATGGGAAAGTAATTTAGTATGGCTACTTCAGGAACAACAGATTTTAATCTAGACATTGATGAGGTTATCGAGGAATCTTTTGAGAGAATCGGTAGACAAGTCAGAACGGGATATGATTTAAAATCAGCTAGAAGAAGTTTAAACCTATTATTATCTGAATGGGGTAATAGAGGGGTGCATCTTTGGAAGGTTGTTAATTATACTCAAAACCTAGTAGCCAATACAACTACTTACACTGCCCCCGCAGATTGCAGTGATGTATTAGAAGCAGTCTTTAGAAATGGTAGTACCGATACTACTATGACAAAAATTTCTAGATCAGAGTATGAAGCTATTCCTAATAAAGGTTCAACGGGTGTTCCTACTCAGTATTATGTAATTAGACAGTTAAACCAAGTACAAATTAAATTATATCTAACTCCTGGCACAACAGACACTCAACTTAATTATAATTATTTAGCAAGGATTGAAGATGCAGGAGCCTATACAAATACTCCTGATGCACCTTATCGTTTCTTACCTTGTATGGTTTCTGGACTCGCTTTTTATTTAGCTCAAAAACATAATCCAGGAAGAGTTCAAGAAATGAAATTGTATTATGAAGATGAATTACAAAGAGCACTAACAGAAGATGGTCAAAGAACTTCTGTACATCTTGTGCCACAAAATTATTTTAGGAACGGTTAATAATGACTTTTGCAACGGGTAAATATTCACAGGCCATTTGTGACCGATGTGGGTATCAATACGATTATTTAGATTTAAAAAAAGAATGGAATGGTTTGTTTACTTGCCCAGAGTGTTATGAACCTAAACATCCTCAATTAGATCCACCTTATTCAAGACCCGATCCTGAAGCATTACAAAATCCTAGACCTTCTAGACAAGAACCTATTATTGTACAAGTAGGTTCCCCTAACCAAAGTTTGTTCAGTAGTGTTGGTATGCAACCTGCACCTGTAATTGGTGACTTGCTAATGGGAAGTAGAGTTGGTACAGTGACAGTGGTGATATCATGAATTATTCTGAACTTTTAGATAATGTAAGAAATTACACAGAGGTAGATAGCAATGTTTTATCTAATTCTGTTATTAATGTTTTTATCACAAATGTAGAAAATAAAGTCGCAAGAGAAGTAGACTCTGATGACCAAAGAAGATATGCGACAACAACATGCACTATTGATAATGCTTTCTTAGATGTCAGTGGTCCGGAAGGCGGGTTCCGTTTTGCAAGAGCCTTACAACTTGTAAAATCAAATGGGGATAGAGTTTGGTTACAACAAAAAGACGCAACCTTTATGGACGAATATGCTATTCAACGATCTACTTCAACGGATACAGGACAACCAAAATATTGGGGAAACTGGGACGCTACAAATTTAATTTTAGCTCCTACTCCCGATCAAGCTTATACTATTGAAATGTGGTATGATGAAACTCCACAAAGAATAGGGAATGGTTCTGGTTCAACAACCACTACTACCTTTCTATCTAATAACGCACCAGAGGTTCTTTTGTATGGAACGCTATCGGAATCTTTTTCGTACTTGAAAAATGCACAAGATATGCAATTATACGAGCAGAAGTTTCAGCAAGCTCTACAGCTTTATGCTCAAGAGCAGATGGGACGTAAACGTAGGGACGAGTATGCAGATGGTGTATTACGACTCCCCCTAAGATCAGTAGACCCGGGAGGTAGTTAAAAATGGCAATTAACCAAGCAGTTTGTGCAACATTCAAACAGCAGTTGTTAGATGGCGATCATGATATATCAAGTGATACAATCAATCTCGCTCTCTATACAAGTTCTGCAACTTTGGATGCTAACACATCAGCCTATGCAGCCACAAACGAGGTGGGAGCATCAGGCACATACGCAGCAGGCGGAGGCACTTTACAAAATGCAAACGTCAGCTTAACCAAAACTAACGCAACAGCATCAACAGCTTTTGTAGACTTTGATGATTTATCATTCACTAGTGCAACAATCTCAGCTCAAGCAGCTTTAATTTACAACACATCATCAGCGAATGTAAATGCTTCAATTTGTGTGTTAGACTTTGGCGGAGTTAAAACATCTACAAACGGAACATTCACAATTCAGTTCCCAACAAACGATGCATCTAGCGCTATTCTAAGGATTTCCTAATCCTAGGGAGTCCTTACCATGGCAGCACTCGAAGGTTGGGGGAGAGGTACCTACGGAGAAGGAGCCTTTGGTGAATATATACCTGTCTCAGTTACAGGTATCCAATCGAATACAAGTGTTGGCACAATATCTATTACTGCAAACGCAGTCGTTCAACTAACAGGATTAGAATCTTCTACAGCATTAGGCACTGCCATAGGTGAAGCAGAAGTTGTTTATCCTTTAACAGGTGTTCAATCTAATACTGAAATTTCTTCCGTTAATACCATTACCGATCAAGTTATTTCTGTTACAGGAATTCAAATGCAGTTCGATGACGGAACTGCTACTGCAACAGGATCCGTGGATGCTGGTTGGGGAAGAAGCACCTGGGGTTCTTTATCTTGGGGCGTTAATTATGTTGATGCAAATGTTGCTGTCACAGGATTAGAAATAAACTTTACAGAGGGAACTACTTCTCAAATAGGTAGTGCTTTAGTTCTTCCAACAGGAGTTTCCTCACAAGTTGATATTGGCGTCTATGACGTCACTGCTACTGCAAACCATAATCCCGTAGGTGTTTATGCTCAAGTTTACAGTGAAAGACCAACGATTGTCGGTGATGCTTTAGTTCTTCCAACAGGTTTAAGCGCAGGATTTACAGAAGGAACAGAAGTAATTGCTGCTGATGCTAATGTAGATGTCACAGGTGTTTCTGCTTCTTTTGGAACAGGGGAAGTGGAAATTGTTGCTTCTCATATTGAGGAAGTAACAGGAATTGAAATCTCATCTAATACAGGAACACTAAGCCAAGAAACAATATATACCTTAACAGGTGTATCAATGCAGTTCTCTGAAGGAACAGAAGTAATATCAGGAAATGCTTTAGTCACTCCAACAGGTGTTGCATTATATATTGTAGCAGGTAATATGAGATCAACCCCTTGGGCAAATGTAGTACCAGGAGTTAGTGATACATGGAATTCTGTTAATACAAACGTAACAAATACATGGACAAAAGTGGCATAAAAAAATGTTGCTTGGAATAACAAAAAATATATATTTTAAAGAGGTTTAAAACATGGCAAGCACATATTCAGATAGACTCAAACTAGAACTCATGGAAACAGGCGCTAACGCCAATACATGGGGAAATAATACTAATACAAACTTACAAACATTAGATGCTTTTTCAGCAGGCTATTTATCAAAATCTGTTGCTGGTTCAGCTAACGTCACACTAACAACAGCTAACGCTGATCCTGATGCTGAATCTTCTAACAAAGTAATTGAGTTCTCAGGTGCTTTAACAGGAAATATCTATGTATTCATCCCTGCCGTTGAAAACAACTATATCTTCTTTAACAATACTTCAGGAGCTTATACTCTAACAATCGCTCCTACAGGTCATGCAGCTAATGGTGTAGCAATTACTCAAGGTGCTCACACTATTATGTACAACAATGCAAACAACGAAATAAAAGATTTATTCTCAGGTTCTTTAGGAAACCTATCCTTAGTGAGTGGTGGTGTATTTACAGGAAACGCTTCAGGCGCTTCTGCTTTAAACGCTTCTAATGTTTCTTCAGGAACTTTACCTGATGCTAGATTTCCTGCAACACTTCCAACTACTTCAGGTGCAAATTTAACAAATTTAAATGCAAGTAATGTCTCTTCAGGAACTTTACCTGATGCTAGATTTCCTGCAACACTTCCAAGTTCAAGTGGAGCTAATTTAACAAATTTAAATGCAAGTAATGTCTCTTCAGGAACACTATCAAACGATAGATTAGATACCGTGTCTACAGCAAAAGGTGGTACAGGATTGACTGCTATTGGCTCTGCTGATCAAGTTTTAAAAGTAAATAGTGGTGGAACTGCTCTTGAATTTGGAGACGCAGGTGGTGGTGGAAACACAAATGCAATTTATTATACAAGTCCTGCTACTTATAGTCCTCCTGCTGGCCTAGTTGCTATTCGAGTAACTGTTGTCGGTGCGGGTGGAAGTGGTGGAGTAGGTGGATCAACAAACCCAGGAGCAGGTAGACAGGGTGGCCACGGTGGTGGCGGGGGCTATGCACAAGAAACTTTATACCCTGCAACAGTAACAGGCCCTGTTTCAGTAACTGCTGGTGGAGGAACAAATAGTTTCGGAGGATTTTTAAGCGCTACAGCAGGTAGTTCAGGTAATCCAGGTAATCCAGATGCTAGTGGTAATCCTGGTGGTGGTGGATCAGGTTCTGGTGGAGATTATAACCATTCAGGAGATGCCTCTGGAAATGCCTATCAATATGGTGTAGGTGGTACTGCTGCCCATCCATCAACTGGTGGTACTACCACAGGCTTCGGCAGAGGTGGTGGTGGAGCAGGTGGATTTGGAGGACAACAAACACCTTATGCTCCTGGTCCAGGAGCACCTGGTATAGTTATTGTTGAGGAGTATTTCTAATGCCAAAAGCTTTAATATCACCGAATGAGAAGGTACAGTATATTTCAAGTTGGACCACTATATATCCAGAGGATATTACAGTGGGCTATCAAGCTAATCTTTCAGATATTGAAAATAGTCAAAGAATTTGTCAAATAGAGGAATCAGAGTTTCAAATTGCTGCGCCTTTATTTTGGGTAGAGTGCAATAGCACTGTGACTGTAAATGGCTATTATTACGACAGTTCTGATAACACAATAAAGCCTATCACAAACGCAGACAAACCTTCTTGATTTCCCAATTAAAAAGGATAAATTAATTCTAGAGAAATGATTTCTAGAACTGAGACTTTTAACCAAAAAGGTTATGTACATCTTCCAAATTTTTTACACCAAGAAGATTGTAATAGTTATGTGGAACAGTTTAGAAATTTAATTGATCAAGGACAAACAACTAAAGATAAGCAATGTCCTTTATCCCATTCTTTAGGGCACACTCCTCTTTTTGATTCCTTACTAGAACAATTAACTCCACATATTGAGTCTGTAGTAGGAAAAAAATTACATCCAACTTATGCTTATGCTCGGTGGTATGCACCTGGGGATGAATTAAAAATACATCAAGACAGGCCCTCTTGTGAAATAAGTGCAACAATTACTTTAGGGTTCTTTGGAAATCAATGGCCTATTTATATGGGCTATGATCTTCAAAAACAAAATTGTCAAAAAGTAGATATGCAAGTGGGAGACGCTGTTGTCTATAAAGGCTGTGAAATATATCATTGGAGGGAAAGATATACTGAAGGAGAATGGCAAGCTCAAGTTTTTATCCACTATGTCAATGCTGAAGGACCTAATAGAGAATGGAAATATGACAAAAGAAAAAAATTAGCTCATCATCAAGAAACATTAAACGCACATTTTAAAATTCTAAAACAAGGATTATCTAAAAAATCTTTAAATAACTTAATAAATGAATTTGAGTCTAGTATGGACTTATCCACAGATGCTTTATTAGTTGGAAATGTAAAAAATACTAACATAAGAGATTGTAAAAAAATTCAATTAGATATTACAAGAGGAGTTGCTGCTACCTTAACAGGAATAGGTTTGAACTGTAATAAACAATTTTGGAACTTTGATATTACACATTCAAATCAAGCAGAATTTTTAAGGTACGATAGATCAGGACATTTTAGTGCTCACCTAGATACGATAATGGAAGAGTTTAATTTTAATGAAACAAGAAAATTAACAGTCATCACAGTTTTGAATAATGATTTTGAAGGTGGGCAGTTATATTTTCAATACGGAAAAGAAAAAATATACCCTGAACTAGAACCAGGAGACGTAATTATTTTTCCTTCTTTTATACTTCATGGTGTTGAACCAATAACATCAGGAATTAGACGTTCACTTGTAACTTGGTTGGTAGGGCCATATTTTAAATGATAAAACCAGAAGAACTGAAAGATAAGAATTTTAAAATATTCTTAGGAATGCCAATGTATGGCGGAATGTTAACAGAGAACACCTGTCATGGATTATTAAATTTACAACAATGGTGTATGGCTCGTGGAGTTGGAATGAGAGTTCAATCTATGGGTAATGAAAGTCTCATAACAAGAGCTCGTAATACTTTAGTTTCTATGATGATGGATCAAACAGATTATGTGGCAACACATCTTTTATTTATTGATGCTGATATTGGATTCTCTGCTCAGAACATAGAACGATTACTTTGTTTTGATAAAGATGTTGCTTGTGGAATCTATCCTAGAAAACACCTTCATCTTGAAAAGGTTAAGGAAATACTAGCACAAAACCCAAACGCTAATGAAGATGAGATAGAAGCAAAATGTTTAGGATATAATTTGAATTTTGATGATACACAGAACATAAAATTTGATAATGGTTTTTGTAAGGTATCGGAAGCTGCAACAGGAATGATGTTGGTTAAACGAGAAGTCTTTAGAACTATGTTTAAAAAGTTTCCTGAAAGAAAATATGTCTCCGATCAGATTATCAATGGTAGACATTTTAGTTCGGATAATTGTTATGATTTGTTTGCTGTGGGTCCGTATGAAACCAATGGTAAAAAAAGATACTTATCAGAGGACTATTACTTTTCTAGATTATGGCAAGAATGTGGTGGAGATATATGGGCAGATTGCACAATGCCATTAACTCATTTTGGTAACAGAGCTTTTAAAGGTCATGTTGCTTCTTTATTTGCTAAAAAAGAAAATTAAAAATGCAAGAACATATATTAGATAAACGATCTATTTTTATTAGTAAATTTACTGGCGACATATCTAAAATAGATGAAAATATAAATAGTATAAAAAATTTAGATAAAGGTAGGGTTATTACTAATGTTAATGGATATCAAAGTAATGATATTCCTTATGGTTTCACTGAATTAGTTAAAGAAGTTGGTGCAGGAGTTAGAGAAATACTTCAATCGGATAAACCAAATTTAATTAATTTTTGGTTAAATATTAATAATGGTTATTCTAAAAATGTTTCTCACATACATCAAAACAAAAATGGGAATAGTTTTTTTTCTTTTTCTTGTGTTTATTATCACAAAGTTTGTTGTAATGAGTGCCCCATTGTTTTTGAAAATTTAATACCTAGTATTTTTTCTGATCACTATGCTTATGCTCCTAAAAACCAAGAAATTATATTTTTTTGGGGGTCTATACCTCACCGAGTTGAACCTTGCTCACAAGAAAACCACGAAAGAATTTCAATAGCTTTTAATTTTCAACCTTAAACATGAGATATTTAGACGACATTTTTGATAAAAGATTTTCGGATGAATTATCTCATAAATTAAGACTATGCAAATGGGATGCCTCTAATGTTGCAAATAGAGTTACTTGGCCTTTCGGTACTAAAGGTTCACACCTTCTTTTAGGAATTTCTTTCTTACGATGGATAGATAATTATAAATATCATTATTATGAAGAAAAATTTTCTTTTCATTTAATTGATGCTTTTAAACAAATAACAAAAAGATTTGATAGAAAATTAACTTTGACGGAAATAAGTGGTAATCTGCAATTTAAAGGAATGGATGGTAGATTACACACAGATGGTGGGGATGATGAATTTGCCTATATTTATATGCTATCCGATGATATAATTTTTCAAGATTATGGAGGAGAGTTTTATAATAAAACCTGCGAGACCTCAGTTCCTTTCTTACATGGGAGAGTTATAGAAATAAAAGCATCCGATTTACACTGTGGAATGTCTTTTAATAAAGACAACATGTGTAGATTTTCCATAAAATTTGTAGGAAAGTGTTAGATTTGTAGTATATTACCTACATGCCACTAACCAATTTTAGACCAGCCCCAGGCATCAATAAAGAAGTAACCGACTACACAGGCGAAGGCAAGTGGGTAGACTCGGATAATGTACGCTTCTTTCAAGGATTGCCACAAAAAATAAAAGGATGGGAGAAGTTCGTCTCCACGACCATTGTGGGTGTGGTGAGAGATCAACACGCTTGGGTATCTTTAGATGGCACACGCTATGATGCGTTTGGTACAGATAGAAAACTTTATGTTTATTCAGAGGGTCTAGTCACAGACATTACACCTATTAGAGCAACAGAAGCTCTTACCAATCCTTTTACAACCAATGGCACTGCAACAGTTCTAGTAACTGACTCTGGTCATGGTGCAGCTACAGGAGATTTTGTTACCTTTGATTCATTCTCAACTATTGATGGTTTAGATATGAATCAAGAATTTGAGATTACAGAAGTAGTTAATACTTCTGCTTATACAGTTACTCATACTTCTGTTGCTTCAGGTTCTACCGCAGGAGGTGGAGGGACAGGTAATGCGGCTTATCAAATACAAATTGGCCCTGAGTTCTCTGTACCCGCTTATGGTTGGGGAACAGATGGATATGGTTTAGGTGGTTGGGGCAGTCCTTCTACAGTTTCTAATGTGACACTAGAGGCTCGTCAGTGGTCCCTGGATAATTATGGAGAGGACTTGATTGCAACAGTTTTAAATGGTGGTACTTATATTTGGGACACTTCTTCAGGTGTATCCACAAGAGCAACTGCTGTAGCTAATGCACCGACTACATCAAGATTAAGTTTAATTTCTACTCCTGATAGACATTTAATTTTATTAGGTACAGAAACAACCATTGGTAATCCTGCTACACAAGATGATTTATATTTAAGATTCTCAGACCAAGAGAATATAAACTTATACGAGCCAACTGCGATCAATACTGCTGGTTCGCTACGCATTACCGACGGATCACGGATTATTGCCGCCGAACGTTCTCGTGGTCAGATATTAATTTGGACAGATACTTCATTACAATCTCTACAATACATCGGTCCTCCTTTTACTTTTGGTCTTAGACAACTAGGTCAGAATTGTGGAATTATAGGACAGCATGGTGCGGTTGATTTGAATGGTGTGTCTTATTGGATGTCACAAGATTCTTTCTATTTATTTGATGGTTCAGTTAAAAAACTTCCTTGTACTGTAGAGCAGTTTGTCTTTAGTAATTTAAATCAAACAGCTTCAGAGAACGTCTTTACAGGACATAATGGTGAGTTTAACGAAGTCTTATGGTTCTACGCTAGAACAGGATCCGATCAGATTAATGCAGTGGTAGCTTACAACTACCAAGAGGGTACTTGGTGGACAGGAACTTTAAGAAGAACGTCTTGGATTGATAGAGAAGTATTTAATAATCCAATCGCTACTTATTATGATGCTACAGCTACTGCAAACAATGAAACAATTTTAGGTTTGACCAATGGAGCATCAACTGTTTATTTACAAGAAACAGGAACCGATGCTGATGGACAAGCGATGACTGCTTACCTTAAATCAGGTGATGTACAAATTGCTCAAGGTGATGAGTTTGCTTTTGTATCTAGACTTATCCCTGACGTACAAAATCAAAGTGGTGTATTAAATTTAGACTTTGAATTTATGCGATATCCTAACGATACAGCGCCTGTATCTAAATCAACAAGCTTTACCTCTACTACCAACAAAGTAGATTTACGAGGAAGAGGTAGAGCCTTTACAGCAAACTTAGTTTCTAACACAACAGGAACTGCATGGAGATTAGGTACACTTCGTTTTGAAGTTCAACCTGATGGTAGAAGATAATGGCTAAATTAACATTACAGCGTTTCCCAGATCCCCCTCAACAATATGATTCAAGAAACTTCTTTGAATTAATCAGACAACTAGAGGCCTTGATCCAACAGTTGAATAGTTCTTATACCAATGATAGTTTGGAAGAAGCAACTAGAAGAGCATGGTTCCTTAGTAAAGCATAATGGCAGACGTATATAAAAATATTACATATATTATGGACACTGTGAACACAGCAATATTTACTGTGCCAACAGCCGATGTGGCAAATAATGTTCCTGTGTCTACCTACATAGTTAAAACAATGTATCTAGTTCACAGTAACCCTGCACCTACAAAAACTGCTTTTACTTTGTCTCATTATGATTCAAGTCAAAACCAAACAATTACCTTAAATGGAGAAAGTAAAACAACTGAAGTATTTAACGTATTGTTTGAGGGGCTTTATGTTTTTGAATCAGGGGATATTCTTTATGGTAATGCCGCCGCTAACAACGAGTTGGTGATGTCTATATCTTTATTAGAAGTCAAACAGCAGCAATAGTGATAGACGATACATTTATACAAATATTAAAAAATAAGAAAATAGAACTAACAGAAGAAGATATTTTAAATAGATTGTTAGACAGATATAGATGGCCTTATAGATATCCATGGGGACAACCATCCATTGAAGCTATTTTAGAAGATGGTACAAAACATCAAAAATTTTTTAGTGAAGATGGTTATTTAGATTCAGAGGAATGTATTAAATGCTATGAAGATGGATATACGTTAATTCTTTCTAATATAGGAGGATTTACAAAAGATACATGGATGATTCAACAAATACTAAATCACAATTTTAAAACAAAAATAAACTGCAATTTTTACTTTGGTAATGGAAAAAAATCTGTTTCTTTTGACAAACATAATCATGAGTACGCTGTAATAGTAAAAAATATTTATGGAAATGGAAAATGGATAATTGGGGGCAAAGAAATAATTCTTGCTGATCAAGATTGTATTTGGTTTGATAAACACATAGATCACCAAGTAGTTGAAATAAATGATAAAAAACTATCCATGACTTGTAATATTATTGTATGAATTTAACAATTAATGAACAATGGAAAGGTCAAAAATTTGATCTCCAGCAAGTTGTTTTTTGTCCTCAATTTTTTTCAATAGAAGATCCAATTGATTTTAATAGATTAACTTCAATAGCAGATTTTTGTGAAAGTAAGATAATTGATAAAAAAAATCCTACTTTAATGAAGATAGCAGAAGTAGGTGAAATAAAAGATATTTCAAATGTTGAAAATATTATTAAAAATCTTCTAGTAGATACATTTAAAATAAACACATATATATTTGCTTCTTTCAACAAGCATGGGATCACAGATACCCATCATGATGGTGAAAGTGTTTTTCTTATTCCTACTTATGGATTAGTAAATTATATAATTTATGAAGAAGAAAAATTTATTAAGAACTTTCAAATGGAGAAAGGAGATTTATTAATAATACCTAAAAAAGTTAAACATTCTGCTATACCTCTTTCTCCTAGAATTGTAGTAAGTGTTGGAATATATAACTAATAATGCTTCTTTATCTACGAACAAGTAAGACCGCTTCGAGTACCGTGAACGATTGGCTCGGTCCTGATCATTCACAAAACGTAACTCATAATATTAGAAGGTTCGGTAATTTTAATCCTAAAAATGTAGAAATCGACTATAAGAGTCTTTTGACTAAAGAGAGAAAAGACAAGATATACGAGACACATAAAGAAGACTTTAAAGCTTTTGATTACAGCAAAACCATTGATTTCTAGATAAAATTAATTCAGGGGGAACTGCTTTATATACTTCAAGGCCAGAAAACATAGCTCCTGAAGAAATAGATATTCGATATAATATATCCCCTATAAAAGCTAACATGGAAGTCATTCCTTCTGTTTTTAATAGATGTGTTATATTTGATGGAAATATACCACACGGAGGATATATTGAAGAGCATGAAAAATATTCAAATGGAAAATGGCGATATAATGCTGTATATTTTTTAAATGGCCAAAATAACCCTAAATAGATTCCCTGATCCAAGCCAACAGTACGAGCCTCGTAACTTCTTCGAACTTATTCGTATATTGGAATCTTTAATACAACAATTAAACTCTACTTATCCTGTGGATTCAGAAAATAAGTCAGAGGCAGAAGCATGGTTTTTTAGTCGATGAGTTGTAACAACGTCAACGTAGAACCAACTGTTATCGGTGGTGGAGATGGATCCACTGCTTATGATGCCTTTGGCAGACTAAGAGTATCCGAGCCATTTACTATTTTTGATAGTACAAATGTAATGTCAAAAAATGATCTCTTTGATGAAGCTTTAACTAATAACGGAACTGTTACTTACACATCAAATAAATCTA